CGATAGAACGATCCATCCTGGAAACACATTGGAAATTGGGATTTAGCCGTACGGCTGCTTCTCATAGTACGTGTGATTTCCGTCATGAGCTGTTTCATTGAAACTGTTTGTGGGTTTGGAATTTACTTTGTTTTGTTTATAAACCTTTGTATTAATATTTATTAATACTTGTGAGGATTATTTTTAGATGTGTTATAAGCATATCGTTAGCCCCCGTGAGGGGGACTCTTATGGCTTGACCTTTGGGCGTCACCATTTGGGATAAGGGTGTGAAATCCCCTAGCATTGGTATGTTTATAGTAGTTTTAAGAATATCAATCTTGAGTTTTAATAATTAGGTGGTGGTGCTGTCACTTTAAATCCAGTTCTACTTTTCCGCGTTATGTTGTAAACGTGGCGGCTTGATCGCTGGAAGATCGGTTATATTTGTAGGCTCATACCTAAGGAACTTGCCCTGCTTGGAAAGCCGTCTATTTCGGGACGTTAAAAGACGAACGTTGGAAACAACTTTTATAATGGCTACAAACAACGAATTAATGAATGTGCTTACTCAAAGCGAATTATCTGCGTTAGTTCAACATGAAGATGATAAAACAATTGTAAAAGGTGAATTTCAAATGGAGGAACAATTGGTTAGTAAAATTGGAGCTATGTTGCCGATAATTGGCAATGTGGCTAAATCTTTATTTCCATCACCTGGTATTAAGGACACACCTCATGTTGTGTCTTCTGTTGCTGGTGATTACTCAACTTGTAATCTTCCTAAGGAAGTGGCTAGTTTAGCGTTACGTGATGATGATGAGGTAAAAGAACAATCGGACTTAATGTCGAGTACTTTTAGTGAAAGTATGAGATTATTGAGTATACCTGAAAGAGCTAAAATTCCCACTCGTATAGCAGTGGTATCTTGGAATACTACCGCTACAGGTGGTTCTTTATTAGCTAGTTTTAGTGTGGATCCTATGAACACTTACCCATTGGGAGGGTTAGTTGTTGATAATACTCCTTTATCCTATTTTGGGTATTTATATAATTATTGGCGTGGTGGATTACGTTTTACTGTGGAATGTATGTCTACGCGATTCCACCAAGGTCAATTATATGTGGCCTTTAATCCTAATATGAGTACTATGACTTTTAGTCAGGCAAGAAATTGTACTTCAGCAACTCTTGATTTAGGGTTTAATAATAGAACTTCTTTAGATGTACCGTATGTTTCTAGTGCTGATTATTTAGATGTTCGTGCACATAGTAATATCATTCCAAGTATAACTCAGAGTTTAGGTATATTTAATGTTTTTATTCAGAATGCATTAGCCGTTAATGGGTCTGTTGCTTCTAGTATCGATGTTAATATTTATATTTCAGCTCTTGATGATTTTGAATTTAAAGTTCCTAGACAAGCTCCAGCTGGAGTTCAATTTTATTTAAATGGGTCTTTTCAGATGAATGAGGAAGTTGTTAAAACGAATGTTAAGGAAACTGAGCATAAGCTTCCTCAACAAGGTTTAACTGCTTCTAATTTATCTAATGCTGCGATATCTGCTAATGTTGTTACTGCTGATTCACAGAATATTCTAACTCGAGAATATCTTATTTCAGCAGCTCAACCGTTTGCTACTTCGAATAGTATATTTGATACAATTTCAGCCTTATCATTGCCATCTGCACTATTTGCTTCTGATGTGGCTACTTTTGGTTTACGTGACTATCATGAATTTTTTAGGATGGATATGAAGGCAACTTTACGTATTAATCCCACGTTATTCCACCAAGGTGCTCTTTTGTTAGTTTGGATACCTCTGGAACTTGGATTAGTTGATACTAATTATATTGGGTCTAATTCGTTGACTCAATTACCACATGCTATATTAAATGTGGCTTCTGAAACTTCGGTTTCAATTGATGTCCCATTTTCAGCGATGTCGCGTATGTTACGAACGGGGCAAACTAATTATGGGATACTTAAAGTTATAGTTTGGAATAAATTACAAGCTACAGCTAGTGCTTCGCAAACACTTAATTTTTCGATTTGGTTACAAGCACTTAATCCACATATTGCTGTTAAGAAGAAGGTTGGTGGTTTAGTTATGGGAGCGTTTCAGATGGAGGAAGTTTCTGATACTGCTAAGGAGATTAGTACTCAACAAGTAGCTTATAAATCTGCTACTCGTCCACAGAATGGTTATTTGAAACAAGAGCATGATAATGTGTTATTTTTACTGCGAAGGCCAAATTTCGCTGGCGCTACTCATTTAGCAGATACGACTGATTCTTCATTATTTGAATATGGTGTTTTTTATCAAATACCAGCTTTTATGGGTAGGGAACATATGATTGTATTGGCTACTTATTTAGCTGCTAATGGTGGAAATAGATTTCATGTTTCCACCGACACTGGTGTAAGTTTACATGTTACAGGATTTAGTACTCCTGATTGGTCGAAAGAACTTGTACCTGTGCCTACTACCACTGGTATCACTTTTTTACATATTAATTTATCCACTACGTTTAGTGGAGCTACACAATGGTCAGTGGCTAAGGAGCAGCAACATGTATTAGAAATACCATATTATCGTCGTTATCCAATGGTAGCTTATGCTTTTGGTCAGGCGACTGGTGGGAATTATAAAACTGGTTGGCCTCAATTGAATATTGGCTTTTCTATTGCCAATAATCCAGGAGATCCTACGCCTGCTATTTCGACCTATAGATCATATTTATGGCATAGTGTTGCTGATGACTTTATGGTCTATTTTCCTATTACGCTTGGACCAACTACTATTCCAGCGGTTGGTACGTTTCAAGGTAAGGAAGTGGAAAGTTCATTTGTTAAGGATTTAACATGTGAGGGGGTTGAGGCTAACCCTGGTCCAGAGCTTAGTAAGTTTCAAATGTTTGATGATGAACGTAGGAAATTTACTGAATGTATTAATGGTGTGAATAAGTTAACTAATGGAGTTAACAACGCTATTGAGGCTGGAGTATTTCAGAATTTAGAATCATTATTGACTTCTTTAAGAAATGGAGCTAATGCTATTGCTGATAGCTCCTTTGTTTCGATATTCTCATATTTGGAGAAAACCCTGCGGTTTGCTTTAGATAGTATAACGAAAGTATATTCCATTTTTTGTGGTGGAGTAGGGTCGATTATGGCCCAGGCATCATTATTATTAGATTTTACGTGTAACTGCGGGAAGGAATTTATGAACCAACTTAATAAATTTGTTTCATCCCGTAATTCATTTCAAGGTTGTGATAATAAGTATGCTGTTCCTTTACTTAGCACTATGTGTGTGGCACTGTTTGGAAAAGTGTGTTGTTCTGATGTGTTTCGTAGTTTTAAATCTGGTGTCGATTATTTGATGACCCGTGCTTTTCGAGAAGAAGTTACGAGTAAAGTGACTAATATTTGGAATGAAAGGAATAGCTTTGCAGGCGCTTTATGCAATATTGTGATGTATTTCATAGAAGTTATTTTTGAAGGAACGGGTCTTGGTTCTGATTA